GTTAGCGAACTTGTCGGCACACCTGGCGATGAGTTCATACCTGACGAAGGAATCAACGTCGAAGCATTGCTAGACGGTGGATTCATCAAGTCCGACAACAAAGCCCCAAAATCTGCTAAAACAGAACCAACAGAGGAGAACCCCAATGGCAACTAGCATCTATCTTTCAAACCCAGTCTTCAAGGTCAATGCCGTGGCACTGACCGGATTCTGTACAGCTGCGACGCTTACGCAAACCAATACTGCACAGGACACAACGGTTTTCGGAAATGCTGCAAGAGTGTATAACTCAACTTTGCAGGACAATGAAGTGACCGCAACCTTGTACATGACCTACGGCGCGTCCGAAGTGTATGCAACGCTCAAAGCACTTGTCGGAACGCAAACAACCGTGGTTCTTCAAGAAGGATCTACTGTCGGGAACAAGATTTGGACAGTTTCCAATAGTTACCTCGAAACGCTGCCAATCATGAACGCGGCCTTGGGCGAGATTCAATCCATCGACATTTCGTTCCAGGGTGGAACAATCGTCGAAACAGCCGTCGTCTAATCTCAACCAAGAAGGAAACCCGACATGAGAATCAAACTAAACGTCGAAACCGTAGATGGTTCATACACGGTCACCACGACCATGGCATCCATCGTTGCATTTGAACGCAAATACAAAATCGGTGCTGGCCAGTTAGCCGGCGACATCCACATTGAATGGCTTGCGTACCTGGCATACGAATCGGCAAAGCGTGCCGGCATCACCGTTCCAATCGTCTTTGATGACTACCTAGATCAGGTCATCAATATTGAACCCGAAGATGTAGGCCCCGAAAACCCTACGGTCGCGGTACCTACCGCAGAGCCTTAGCAGAACTATTGGTCGCCGTACATTGGTGGCCACCCGATGTACCATTTGACACTGACGACCTGGCAACGGTCGCCAAGGTATTGAAGGAACAATCAAAATGACGACATCGGCAAGCATCAGAGTTGTAGGCGTCAAATCTGCTTTGGCCGAATTGAATTCAATTGACAAACAATTACGCCGTCGCATTACCCATGAATATGCAGACATTGTTGCGCCAATTGTCAATGAAGCAAAATTCCTTGTGCCAGCACGTGCGCCAATGTCGGGCTGGTATCGAGCCTGGACACCCCGCAATCAATACGGTCGATTTGGCGGATCGTTGCTGCCATGGGTGAACGGTGCAGCTGGCTACCGAATCAAACCATACGTGTCCGGCAAACGCCCACGCACAATCGGTGGGTATACAAAAAACCTTGCCGCATTTGGTATTCGCTGGACCGATAAAACAGCTGTGCTTTTTGACGCCAGTGGTCAATCAAATTCAAAGGCTGGCGACCAAATGATCAAAGTTTTGGGTGAGCGTTACGGCGCACCATCTCGCGCCATGTGGCGTGCTTACGATCAAGCAGGACCAGACATGCAATATGAACTGCGCCGGTTAGTGGAAAAAATTATGCGATCTGTTGGACGCAATATAAAGGTCAAAAACTAATGGCAATCAATATTCCAATCATCACAGATTTCGATTCACGCGGAATCAAAAAAGCCGAAAAGGCATTTGGCGAAATAGAAAAAGCAGGTGCCAAGGTAGGCACATCGCTCAAAAACGCTTTGTTGCCTGTCGGTCTTGCTTTGGGTGGTCTGGCAGTTGCCGGCGCAAAGTTTGCGATGGCTGCTGCTGAGGATCAGAAATCGGCTGCGTTGCTTGCACGCCAGTTGAAGGTCACGACAAGGGCGACTGATGCCCAGGTGAAATCTACGGAAGATTTTATTTTGCAAATGTCGTTGGCTAACGGTGTGGCCGACGATGAGTTGAGGCCGTCACTGTCCAAGTTGGTCAGGGGTACTAAGGACATTACCAAAGCACAAAAATTGCTTGCATTATCGCTAGACGTGTCTAGGGGCAGTGGCAAGAGCCTGAGCCAAGTGACTGACAGTATTTCTAAGGCCCTGGGCGGGAACATGGGCGCGCTGGCGCGTTTGTCACCCGAAGTCAAGCAAATGGTCAAAGACCAAAAGAGTCTTGATGAGATTTTGCAAGCATTGGGCAAAACCTATGCGGGTAGTGCTGCTACCGCAGCCGACACGTTTCAGGGCCGTATGGACCGTCTCAAAGTGGCTATCAACGAAACCAAAGAGTCAATCGGCTACGCCCTATTGCCTATTTTTGAAAAGATGGTCGCTTTCATTCAGTCTCGCATTTTGCCTGTCATCCAAAAGTTTGTTGATTCAATCGGCAGTCAAGGTCTAGGCAAAACTCTCAAAGAAACCAGCGGTCAAATCTTCAACTGGTACCGCGAAGCAGACGGTGCCACAGGGGCCACACTCGATTTCGCAGCTGCCGTCGTCACTCTTGGCGTCGCCTTCAAAGGGCTTGCAATCATTTCTGGCATTGCATCAACCATTTCAGCAATTAGCACCGCCGTAGGCGGTTTGGGCACCATCTCGGCCGGCGTCGGGGCGGCAGGTATTGGAACACTCACCGCAGCATTTGGTTTATTGTTCATCAACATTGCAGCAGTCTTTGGCTTGCTACGCGACAAAGAAGACTTTGCCTACATCACCGCAGCAGTACTTGACTTCACATCAACAATTGCAAACGCTTTCATCCTTATGGCCAACGCCGTAGTCGACGCCGGCAACCTTGTCATCAAAGCAGGCAACTTGCTTGCACCAGGCAAACCATTCCAAGAGTTTGGAAAACTGGACTATCTCAGCGTGAACCGCACAATGAGCATTCAAAACAAGGCACCAACAATTGCAAACCCATCCAACTACAAAGACGTAGGGGTGCCATCAGTGACAGTCAATACCGGCGTTGGTGATCCAGTAGCAATCGGCAAACAAGTAGCAGACGTACTCAACGCATACCAGCGTCGCACAGGCAACGCACTGGCCAGGCCGTAATGCCATTTCCAGTTGCCAAGGTATCTGTCGCATTCAACGATGGCCCCTATGTAGTGTCACCAACCTGGACCGACATCACCAGCAGCGTCCGATCAATGTCCACCGACCGTGGCCGATCAGATGATTGGGGAACATTCAGCGGATCAGCAACCGTTGTCCTAAACAACCGCGAACGCCTATATGACCCTTTCTACACTTCAGGCACCTACTACGGAAAACTACTGCCACGCCGGCAAATCAAAATAGAAGCCACCTACGGTGCCACCACCTATCCAGTCTTTCGCGGATTCATCGACGGATGGCCACCAACATGGACAGACGCCGGCGGTGATTCCACAGTCACGTTGTCTTGTTTTGACGCTCTTAGTTTGCTCAGTGCTGCGCCAATGCCACCAGTCTGGTCATCTCGATATATCAACGACCTAGGTGCCGAACACTTTTGGAAAATGGATGACCCAATTATCGGGGGCGGGGCTATCGCCACATTGACCGACAGTGGCACACGCGCAACACCTATAACCACCAGCAATCTTGTTTATCAAGTGCAATCGCTAGCTAGTGGCATTCCTGACACTTGCGCCGGTAGCACCAACAACCTAAACACTGGTTCATCTTTTGATTTACCAGTTGCGTGGGGAGCGTATAACAGTGTGTCCTTTGCTTTGTGGACACGCAACAATCAAGTCAGTGCCAATGGTTCTCTTTTTACGCTTGCTACAAACGGTTTATCGTTTGAAATGCAGCAATACACATCGGGTGCAAGTGCAGGACAATACGGTTTCCGTATTCGCAACCTGAGTATCGGCTACGAATGGTTTAGCAGCGCCAAAGACCTTTCAGAGCCTCACCACATTGTCTTTACTTACAACAGTTCGACTGGTCAAGGGCTTGTCTACATCGATGGACAAGCAGAAGCACCAACACGATTGGGATACTCAACATTGTTCGGTGCTTTTACTGTTGAAGCAGTGCAGTTGTTTAGAGGCGAGTTTCAACACGTTGCCAGTTTCAATAAAGTGCTAACACCAACCGAAGCATCAACTATCTACCAGTACAGCTTGAACCAGTTATCAGAAACCACATCACAACGCGAAACGCGCATTATTGGCTACACACCGTTTTCGACATCGATGACTAGTTTTGCAGGATCTCAAACAGTGCTTGACTTGCCACCTGATTTGTCAACCGCAACGTCTCAATTGCAAATTGCTGCTGATTCTGAATATGGCTTTTTATTTGCAAACAAAGCAGGAATTGTCACCACATACACCCGCAACCAAATACGCACCCAAACAGAATCAATCGTGTCGCAAGCCCAATATGGAAACGGCGTCGCCTTTTCAGGCAACGGCATAGGTACAGATGTACAGCTGCAATACGCCGGCGACTCAATGCGAAACATTGCAGACGTCTCATGCACAACCGCCGGCACAGTGACGGTCACCAACACCAACAGCGTCAACACTTATGGATCAGCGCGGGAATCTCTCAGCACCGTTCTTGGCACTTTGTCTTCCGCAACTTCCCTGGGACAAATCGTGTCTGGCTGGGGTGGCCAGGTCTATCCGTTGGCGTCCCCGACCGAAGTTGTTGTGTCACCTGACGCATCGTGGGCCACCACACTTGACCTTGAACTGTTAGACCGTTTCACATTGCAAATAACCCCGCCAACTGGCAACGCAATCAGCAACTACATGCTGACGTCTCGCATTTCGCATTCTGTAAGCCCAGGCACTTGGGTGACAACTCTTGAAGGTTCTGCACGTTGGGCCGCAGTTTTCATTCTCAACCAATCCACCCTTGGTGGGACTGACTTACTAGGATGACCTTATGACCTACCCTGTTTTTGCTAGCGGCGATGTGCTAAACGCCACCGATATGAACGCCGTAGGGCTTTGGCGTATCACACCTACCGTTTCAGGTACTGGCGTAACCGTGGCCTCAGATGGTTCAGTTACATTGACAGCAGCGCCCGACCCATTTATCACAGCGTTTAGTGCTGATTATCGCAACTATCGCATTTTCACAACTATTACTGCTTTTGGTGGTGGCGCTGCTGCTGTTGTGATGAGAGTTGCTAGTGGCACAACGCCAAACACTACTGCTGCCAACTATAAAAATGTTGGTGGCGAAACTGCCTATGGTGGATCATCAGTAAGCGTCGTTACTAATAATGGCGCTAGTGCTTTTTGGAATGTTGGCCGTGTTGATGGCAGTTTACAATTTGGAAGCATAATCACAGACGTGATGAACCCTTTTACTTCTACTTACACTTCATACAACTCAACTTTTCGAGACGGTGGTTTCAGTGGCTATCAAGACGGTTTACTAACTGTCACAACTTCTTATAACGGTTTCAACATTCGCACAAACGGCACGAATACTTTGACAGGCACTATTGACGTGTTCGGATTCCACTAATGAAACGCCTAGCCCTGATTAGCCTGCTTGCCGTCACCCTCAGCAGCTGCGCAGACCGTACAAGAGTGAACTGCGAACGTACTCGCAACAAGGCTTTTGGTGCCGTGGAAACAACAATACAAACAGGGGGTGGCCGTTGTGGCTGAAAAAATGACCAACGAACAAATCAAGGCAAGAATTATTTTGACCGTTGCAATCGGTTTGACTTTTGCTTTTGTTATTTCAATTGGTGCGCTGCTCTACGGCTTGTTGTTTGTTGTGCAACCCATTGACCAGGCACCTAACGATGCCGAAGCCTGGGCAGTACTGTCGCCAATGCTTATGACCCTTGCCGGCGGCCTTATTGGCGTCTTGGCAGGCAATGGCCTCAAAGACCGACCAAAGGATCCACCAGCCCCATGATTAGCACCAGCTACACAGTGACCACCACAGCCGTCAAGGTTTATGAAACAGGCAACGCCACGAATCGCATTTATGTGCGCGCTACTGGTGCAGACGTGTATCTAGGCGGTGCCGGCGTAACAGTCGCTAACGGTTTGAAACTGGATGCAAACAGCGTTATTGAAATCACTGTTGATGAACTAGAAACCGTCTATGCCATTGTCAATACAGGCAGTCACAACCTTGCCGTGTTGTCACCTAGTCAGTCATGAAATACACCGGCTACGACAAGACCGCTGATCAGCGCATGAAAGGCACCGAACGCTTTGTCGAGCTGTGCGGTCGCCGTTGGGGCATGAAAAACCTTGGCACCCTAGTTGTACGCCCTATGCGTAATGGCAAGGGCATGTCTGTACACGCCACAGGCCGTGCAGCCGACATCGGATTCAAAGACACCCCACAAGGCCACGCCGATGCTGTCGAAGCAATGTTGTGGTTTGTCAAGTACTACAAAGAATTAGGCATCGAAGAAGTACACGACTATGGCGGCCTAATCAACGGCACCTGGCAGGGATGGCGTTGCTCACGTAATGGCAAACCAGGCTGGAAAAAATGGACCGACACCGACAACGGCGGTTCAAAAAACGGACGCTGGATCCATGTTGAACTTGCAAGCAAAACAAACGGTGGCCACGCCGAAGATGACGTGGCCCTAGAAGCAGCTTGGCGCGCGCTACCTAAACCCGCCAAATAAATCGCGCGCATTGGGACGATGCAGCGCGGCCCCACCGGCAAGGTTTCTAGCCTTTCTTTCCATGTCGGTGGGGCACAATCGCAAATGCTTGCGTAATTGTTTGCAATGTGTAATAATCACAGAGCCAACCAATTGGCACGAAAGGAACCCGACATGCGAAAGCATAAAACTATTGACCCATTGATGGTCCAAAACATTGCATTCCTGCAAAAACAAATAATTGTCCTACATGAGCAATTGCAAAACTTGCATCACGAAATCAGAGTGCAAACAGAAACCATTGGCAACATTTGGGCAGCAGTCAATCACGCCACAATCAGTGCCGAAATAGAAAAAGAACCTGTGTCTTATGCACCACGGCCACAAAAAAGGCCAAAGAAATACACCACTGGTGACGATTTGGTGTTGCGTGAAATGCACCAGCGCGGGGCAACCGTCCGCGATATAGCTGACACATTGAATCGAACATGGCACAGTGTTGATGGCCGTATAAAGCGTCTAAAAAGGTACGGCCAGTTGTGACATTCGAAGATTTGCCGCTATTCCGTAGCAGCGACCCAACCACCAGCCGTGACGGCGCAAAGCACGTCATGATCCGCAGAACAGGCCAACTAGCCAAATTGCTCTTGTGCTACGCCGACAGCCAAATCGGCATGATCGACGAAGAAGCAGGCATACGCACCGGCATGGCATCCATCGGAACTGGATACTGGAAACGATGCAGCGACCTACGCCGGCTCGGACTCATTGAGTACACAGGCACCACACGCCTAACCAGCGCAGGAACACCCGCAATGGTCTGCACCGTCACCGCCTACGGCATCGCAGAAGCCCACAGATTGCGTCAGGAAGCCATATGAGCCCCGATGCAATCTTTTGGTGGTCAATGACCTACGGAACCGTACAAGGCGCATTGCTTACAATTGCCTTGCTGTGGTGGTGGAACCACCGATGACCATCCTGCCGACCTACATCTACGATGCCCTATTGTCAGATGACCGACTAACACTGGTTCAAGTCTTTCGAGATTTTGAAACAGGTCTGATACTGGAAGCCGCCGTGTGCAAACGCGACGAACCACATTCCAGTTGGGGACCGCCAATCAGGACACGACAGGTTGATTAGACGAATCATGATCACAACGGCATTATTCATCGCAAGTGCAGCTGCGCCGGCGCAAGCGGAATGGGGACACCCCATGCCAAAAGCCTGGTATATCAAACTTGCCCAATGTGAAACTGGAAACAACACCAGGCATTCAACGCGTTCTTATGTCACTGCCTTTGGCATTTACCGTCGCACCTGGGACAACTGGAATGACACGCCCAACCGCAAAGCGCATTTGCTTACATTTGCACAGCAAGCGCGTGGCGTGGACCGCATTGCGTACCACGGCCACACCGAAGGCGGAAGGTATCGTCATCCAGTTTCGCTTTACGGATGGGGTGCCATCAAAAACAACTGCAACGGCCTGAACGATGACTTGTGCAAATCTCGACACCCGCTTGTGATAAAAATAAGACGTTGCAAATAAGTTTGCAAACAGAAAAAAGGAAACAAAATGAAAAACCCGACCGACAGGCATGACATCACAATTGCCGTACGAATCAAACCAGATGATTACCGACTGCTTTGCAGCATGATCGGTGGCGACCTGGGATGCAAACGAATGTCAGATGTCATTCGTCTATGCCTTGAACCAGCCATCGCAATCCTGCGTGAAGACGCAGCAGAGCAAGCCAAAAAAGAAGCAGCCAAAGCAAAGCGTCAAGCAAAAAAGGCAGGCACCAATGTTGCACAGTGAAGCCATGCAAATCCTGGGCATGTTGGCCGTCAAACTCGAAGCCCAAATGCGCTTTGACGAATGCCAAGCCGTCGAATACGCCATCAGCAAATTGACCGCGCCGGCGAAAGACCACCCCAGTGCCCTGGCACAGGCAATCTTCGAATCAGCACAGCAAGCGTCAGACATGTACAACAAAGGCTTGATTTGATGGACGCCGGCACACTCAAAGATTATTTAGAAGACGTAATCAAAGAACGCAATCAACTCTTGCAAGAAGTTGAACGCCTCAAAGAACGCATTGCACAATTAGTGCAAACATTCAATTTGCCTTGGGAACGCTAATGCCACCCATGGAAAACCGACCACGCCGGCATGATGTCCGATGCACGTTCTACGGCGTTGACGCATTCCCACGGATGGACTGCCGACAATGTGAGCTGCTTGACTCAATCCACATGCTGAACCGCGAATGCGCCATGAACAAAGCCATCATTGACGATGCACAAAAAACCATTCGACACCTAGAAACAGAACTAGATCGACTCGAAAGGCAATCCCGCCATGGCGTTTGACATGTCCGAATATGTCGATGTCCGCCATCGTCTGGAATTAGCCCTACTCGACCATCCTGACTTGCGCGTTGTCGAAGACCCGCCAGTGATTATCACCATTCTTGAACGCACATATATTCAATGCGCCGTCACAGTGTTCAGAACACACGATGACCCAACACCAACCCACGCGTACTGTTGGGAAGTGTTCCCTGGCCGTACGCCGTTCACAAAGGATTCAGAGCAACCCAACGGTGCCACATCAGCTTTGGGCCGTGCCCTCGGATATATGGGCTTTGGCATCAAATCAGGCCTTGCCAGTGCCGATGAAGTACGCACAGCCAAAGGCAACGCACATGATCCAAGAGACTTCCAAACCGTTCAAGAATCATCAGTGTCATATCTGCCGAAGGTCAAACGAAACAACGATGAGCCATGTACAGAAAAGCAGCAGTCATACATCATGGCCCTGTCTAAAAAACATAAACAGACACCACCTGACTTCCTAACGCTTACAAAAACGCAAGCAAACGACATCATCGACCATTTGAAAGGATTAGAACAATGACCGAGTTTCTAGGCCTTGTCATCATGGTTTTCAGCGTGTTCATGACAGGGCTACTACTAGGCCAGGCAAGCAAAAAATGAAGCTGGTGTTTTGGTACTTGTTCATAGTTGCTTGCAGTGCCATACTGCTGACCCGCTGGTACGACAAATAACACGCCGGCTACAACTGAATACGCGCACGGCCTCATCATCAGTTGCAGATGGTAGGTATAAAACAAGGGGACTTGGGTCGAGCAGTCTGCCTAAGAGC